TCTGATTCTCCTTAAATAAACAAAGCAAACATTGAACCAATAACTGCGCCTAAAACTGCTGCACCAAAAATATCTAACTTAGTAACTTTCATTATTAATACCCCTGAGTTTTGCGGATTAATTTAGAATCAGGAGCTTCTATTACTTTAGCTTTAAACTCCGCACCACTAGCAAAAGGTAAAACATTTGCAATCATGTCAATTGCTTTGCCTTGAGTAATATTGAAACCATCTGCTACCCAAGTTTCTGTTACTTCAAACTCTACAACCCATTTAAATTTTTGCATTTGATTCTCCTAAACAGTTAAACAAAAAAACTCGCTACATGGATAATTTAGTTTTTGGAACTTACAGAATACTTACAAAAATGCTTACAATGCAAAATAATTAGTAAGGAAAACCCTAAGTTGCGGAAAAACAACAATGCGAGCAAAAAGAGTTGATATTAACCAAAAAGCCATAGTTGAACACCTAAGAGCTATGGGGATGTCTGTATTTCACCTGCACGAAGTCGGCAAGGGCTGTCCAGATCTCTTGTGTGGCATCAATGGTCAGACCTACCTTATCGAAGTCAAGCGAGATGACAAGGCATCATTCACACCAGCGCAGCTAGAGTTTCAAAAGACTTGGCAAGGATCACCAGTAGTAAGAATAAATAATCCACAAGAAGCTATTGATTTTGTAAAAAATATGGTTTAATGTTGTAGGAAGGCTAGGAGAAAGCTCATTACTTGATCCGAAAAGTGGTCTAGTCGCCCACCTGCCAACCTTATTAATGCGACTGCCTTTGACTAGGGAACAGTATGAATTTTTATCCATTCCATATTGGGGATTATTTATCCCACACTAACCATCTCAGTAATGAAGAAGATTTAGCCTATAGAAGGCTGATTGACCTTTATTATCAAACAGAGCAACCATTTACAAGAAACTTGGCTTGGCTTGCTAAAAGAGTTAAATCTACAGAAGAAATTGTTGCAACTATACTTGTCGAGTTTTTTGAAGAAACTCCAGAAGGATGGAAAAATAAGCGAGCTGATGAAGAAATAGCCAAATATAAAGCTATGCAAGAAGGCGGTCGCAAAGGTGCAGCTTTAAGATGGGGAAAGGGTAGCGATACCCCCCCTAAACACCCCCCAATGCAAACCAAGAACCAAGAACCATTAACCAAGAACCATAGTATAGATGTCGCTAAAGCTCCCAAAGCTAAGAGATTGTCTTTAGAAGAATTACCTAAAGAATGGGAAGAATTTTGCAAAACAGAAAGAAAAGATTTAAATCCTGTAGAGGTCTTTAATCAATTTAGAGATTACTGGATTGCACAAGGTGGTCAAAAGGGTGCAAAGCTAGATTGGTTTGCAACTTGGAGAAACTGGGTTAGAAATCAAAGAAGTAAGGTTTCTGTAAGCAAAACAAGCGAAGATAAGTCTTGGATGTTTAGTAATGAGGGCATAGAAGCTAAAGCAAGAGAATTAGGTGTTAGCGACTATGGTGTGGCAAATCACTTTCAGTTAAAAGAAAAGATTTTGCAAATTATGGCTAAAAAGGCTCTGCAATGAGATATTTATCAGTTTGTTCTGGAATAGAAGCTGCAACTGTTGCTTGGCATGATATGGGTTGGCAAGCTGCTGCTTATAGCGAAATAGAGAAGTTTCCGAGTGAAGTATTGAAATATCATTATCCATCAGTCCCAAATATGGGTGACATGACTAAATATAAGGAGTGGGAAATTGGAACAATTGGACTTTTGGTCGGTGGAACTCCCTGCCAATCATTCAGCGTTGCAGGTCTTAGAAAAGGACTTACAGACCCAAGGGGAAATCTTGCACTCACCTATTGTGGAATTCTTGACCACTTTAGACCCAAGTGGTTCATTTGGGAAAATGTGCCGGGTGTCCTCAGTTCCAACAAAGGAAGGGATTTTGGATCCTTCCTTGGGGCGGTGGTTGAACTCGGCTATGGGTTCAGCTACAGAGTGTTGGATGCTCAACACTTTGGAGTCGCACAGCGAAGAAGAAGGGTGTTTGTTGTCGGACATCTTGGAGACTGGAGACATAGCGCAAAAGTATTATTTGAGTCACACAGCTTGTCAGGGGATTCTAAAAAGAGCAGACAGAAGGGGGAAGAAGCTACCACCTTTGTTGAAAGCAGCTTTGGAACATTCAGAGAAGATAAAATAGGCGGTACAACTAAAGCAAGCGGTGGAGTATTGGGTGGTGGCTCTGAAACTTTAGTAGCTACTGAAAACAATATGCCATTGGCTCATGCTTTCAAAGTAAGAGGTGGATGCGCTGGTGGCGGTAAAGGATACCTTGGTCAAGATGAAAAGGCATTTACTTTATCAACTATGCAGGATCAACAGATATTTCAACAAATGGCAGTTCGCAGACTAACTGAGATAGAGTGTGAAAGATTGCAAGGTTTTCCTGATAACTACACAAATATCAAAGAAAACTGTCCTAGTGGTGCAAGATACAAAGCACTAGGAAACTCAATGGCTGTGCCTGTTATGAAATGGATTGGCAAAAGAATCCAAATGGTAGAAGATGGACTTATTTGATGATACAAGTAGTGAAAAGTATAGGCATGAGTGCGAGTTAAGATATATAGCAAGCATGAATTTGTCAGGAAGAAGAAAGTATTTGGCATTAGTGTTAGATAAGCGAGGAGTAAAGTCGCTTGAAAAACTAAAGGAAGGTTTAACTGAAATATGGAAAAAGAACAAATCAACCAAAGCATGACAACTATAGACCCTAATAAGGCTGTTAGTTTCATCATTGAAAATGCACCAAAGTATGCAGAAGCCAAGTCAAATAGGGTTTACCTAGAAAACTTCTTGAAGGTAAAGAAGGCTGATCTCATTATGAAGTGCAATGAGAACTCAATTACTAGAGCCGAGCATTATGCCTTGGCGCATCCTGACTACTTGGTCATTGTTGAGGGAATCAAGGTAGCTATGCTAGAGGAAGAAAAGCTCAAATACTTCCTAGAGGCTGCAAAGCTAAGAGCAGAGATCTGGCGCACTACAGAGGCTTCTAATAGAGGTCAGGATAGGGCTACAAGATGAAATATAAATGGATTGAAAAAGCTATATGCGAATATTACTATGAACAAGAGACTGGAAAAATTGTTGCTAGTATATCTAAATCAAGTTTTAGTGATGAAATTTGGGATGCTCGCATTAATGGAGATCATTTAGGTCAATATATAAAATACGATATGGCAAAAAAAGCTGTTGAAAAAAAAGTAAAAGAAATTGATGAATGTTATTCTGAATTAAGAAAGCATGAAATTAAATGAACGGTAATAACTCCTATACTCAGAGAAACTCTGGAAGAAATCTAGGTGAGGAGTTGTTTGAGCAATACTGTGAAAGTAAACAGGTATTTTTTAGAAAGCTAGGGTTTGATGAAAAAAAAGATCCTATTCCTAATTTTTATACCATTAGTCCTCTTGTTAGGAATCTTCCTGACTATATCGTTTGTAGTAACAAAGGCACAAGACTGGTTAGTGTCAAAGGTACTGCGAATATCAAAGCATCTGAAGTAGCCATGATTCCTCAGTTTTTAGAGTGGTATCACAGTAGAGAATGTCCTCTTTGGTATGCTTTCTGCTTTTCTGGGCAAAATACTCCTACCTTCAGAACCCCTGACCAAGTAATAGAACTATATCAGAAGGCAGAGGATAAGCAATGGAATGATGGGGTTAAATACAGGACTTTGAATCTTGACTAAAGCGGAAAAAGAACACTATGACAAAGTTGCCAGACTTGGGTGCAGTCTATGTAGACATCTCGGATATGGAGAGACCCCTTGCGAAATTCATCATATCAGACGAACAATGCCAAGAAAATCAGCACCAGTTATCGGACTATGCCCAGAACACCACAGAGGAAATACAGGAGTTCATGGACTTGGTAGAAAAGCATTTGAAAAGAAGTATGGATTGACCGAAGAAGATTTGTTAGCATATACTTTGGAACTGATATGAATATCCATGAGAGACTCCTAAACTGGTCATACTATGTCACTATGTGGCTAGAAGATCCATCTCCGAAACAACCATCTACCTGCCGGTCTTTTGAAAAGAATTACAACCCAGAGCTAGGCAATGTCATGGAAGAAGATTATCCTGATATGCCGAGTATTGACTGGAAAGATGGAGAGCTAGTAGAGTCTTGCATGAAAGACCTTCCAGAACACCATAGAAGGGCTTTAAAGGCATTTTATGTCAGCCATCCATACCAAAGTAACCATTCTATTGCTAACTACCTTAGAATCAATGTAAAGAAATTAGAGAATGACCTACAAGAAGCCAGAACAAGAATTAGCAAAGAGCTTAATCGGAAACTATCAAGAGACAAGGCTTTGTGATAATTGCAGGATCAAGAAGCCAAAGCACACAGGATACTTCCAAAAATTTAACAATGGTCTTAATCAAAGATGGATTTGCAGGGATTGTAAAGAAAAAGTTGTTGATTCTTAAAAAATATAGTAACATTGCCTTGGGAAAGTGTTTCTTGCACTTTCGTATTAATAGTGAGAAGTGATTTTAGCCCTAGCAATAGGGCATTTTTTTTGGGAATTTTATGGACAAGACAACAATCATGGTAGGTCTGTTAGGTGGTAAGCCTAAGATGGCTGAGAGCAAAGAGGGTGGACTTCTTGAGAGTGATGTCTCTGCTTGTCCATTGGCAACACAAGACAAGGTTATCAACGAAGGTAACAAGCGCAAAGCGGTAGTGGTCGCTAACTATACAGACAAGCCAGTAGCTAAGTGCATGGATTGTGAGTATTTCTGTCCTTCTAAAGATATGCCGACCTGCGGTATGGGTAAAGGCATGGGCTTCTGCGAGAAGTTCGAGTTCACCTGCGCAGAAAAGAATGGCTGTGATGAGTTCGAAGTAAAGACCGAAGAAGAAGAAATGGAAGATGAGATGGAAGGTGACTATGAAGAATAGTCTCTATGGCAATATCCATGCAAAGCGCAAGCGTATCGCTGCAGGTTCTGGTGAAAAGATGAACAAGGCTGGTAGCAAAGCTGCTCCTAGTGCTAAAGACTTCAAGGCTGCTGCAAAGACAGCCAAACCATACAAGGCTAAAAAATGAAAATGACTAAGACTCAGAAGAAGATTGGCAAAGTAATGGGTGAATACAAAGAAGGCACTCTGCACTCTGGCAAAGGTGGCAAAGTGGTCACTAACCCAAAGCAAGCCATTGCGATTGCGATTAGCGAAGCATCTAAAAAAGCTCGCTACAAGAAATGAAGATTAGAGAAGCTGCCAAGATTCTTGAAAGAATTGGGGTAGAGGGATTTAACAAGCCAAAAAGAACTCCAAATCATCCTACTAAAAGCCATGTAGTAGTGGCAAGAGAAGGTGATAAGACCAAGACAATCCGCTTTGGTCAGCAAGGGGTATCAGGTTCACCAGCTAAGAAAGGTGAGTCCAAGGCTGATAAGGCAAGAAGAAAGTCATTTAAGGCTCGTCATGCTAAGAATATAGCGAAGGGTAAACTTTCTGCGGCATATTGGGCGGACAGAGAAAAGTGGTGAGAAATCAATAACTTATGTTGATTGTTCACCTAAAGAACCTAAAAATACAATGGGATAGCTTGGCAGAGAAAGACTTATTTTTAAGCCAACTCTATCCTTACTTACTAGATTTAGCAGATGAACTAGATACAGACAGGATACAGTTCATTGGGGATAGACCAATACTGCATTAGTGTTGTATTATTGCAACATCATCAACCAAGAACCGCAAGGATTGGAATGGAAGAAGTAAAAAACCCAGTAGGCAGACCAACAGATTATGACCCTAGTTTTTGTGATAAGGTTATAGAGCTTGGCAAGCTAGGCAAGTCATTCGAGCAAATGGCAATGCAACTCAATGTTTCTTATAGAACTTTATGCAGATGGCGCAAAGAATATGAGGAATTTTGTCATGCCTTGGAAGAAGCTCAAGCCTATGAGCAAGCATGGTGGGAAGAAATGGCTCAGTCTTATATGATTGAGGAGAAAGATGCAGCTAAACTAAACCAAGGATTATGGTCTAGAAGCATGGCTGCAAGATTCCCTAGAAAATACTCAGACAGACTCAAACAAGAGATTAGCGGTGCTGATGGTCAAGACCTCAAGATGGTGGTTACTTGGCAGAAGTAATAATCCCATATAAACCTAGAGAGCCTCAGCTTAAGATTCACGAGCTGATGGATAACCATAGATTTGGTGTAGTAGTAGCTCACCGAAGAATGGGTAAGACAGTTAGTGCTATTAACCACCTTATTAAGGATGCAGTTCTCAATACCAAAGAGAACCCTAGGTATGCTTATATTGCTCCTACTTATGGGCAAGCAAAGCGAGTAGCTTGGGATTACCTTTGTAAGTATGCAAGACCTTTAGGTGGCACAGAGAATATCTCTGAGTTGCGAGTGGACTTTATGGGTCGCAGAATACAGCTTTATGGCTCTGATAATCCAGACTCTCTGCGAGGACAATACTTTGATGGTGTAATTCTTGATGAGATTGGTGACCAAAACCCTAAGATTTGGACAGAGATTTTAAGACCTGCACTAGCCGATAGAATGGGCTGGTGTTTGTTCATTGGAACTCCAAAAGGACAGAACCACTTTAAAGACCTAAGAGACAGAGCAGAAGATACTCCTGAGTGGGGACTGCTAGAGTTCAAGGCAAGTGAGACAAAGCTAGTTCCAGAGTCAGAGCTGAAGGCAGCTAGGGCTGAGATGGGAGAGGACAAGTATCAGCAAGAGTTTGAATGTAGTTTCCATGCTGCTGTAGAGGGCAGTTACTATGGCAAGCTGATGAATGACTTGGAAGAAAAAGGCAGAATGGTAGAGGTTACAAGAGATGACCTATGCCAGACATTTACTGCTTGGGACTTGGGAATGGGTGACTCCACAGCTATTTGGGTCGCACAAGTAACAGGTCAAGAAGTAAGAATCATGGACTATGTAGAGAATCATGGTCAAGGATTAGACTGGTATGCGAACTGGATTAAGGACAATGGCTGGACTAATGCAAGCCATAAACTTCCGCATGATGTATCAGTCAGAGAGTTAGGTACAGGAAAATCTAGGTTAGAGATGCTACAAGGTGCAGGACTGAATGTAGATGTTTTACCTAGATTGTCGGTAGATGATGGTATTCAATCAGTCAGACGATTGTTACCTAGATGTTGGTTCAATATGCCTAGAGTTAGACAAGGAGTTGATTGTCTGAGAAACTATAGGAGAGAGTTTGACGAGAAGCGAAATGTTTACTATGAGAAACCTTTGCATGACTGGGCTTCTCATGGTTCAGATGCTTTTAGGTACTTGGCAATAGGTCTAGATAACACAGGTAGCTCGTGGTCTAAGCCACTACAGATTAACACTAAATGGGTCGTATAAATGGACATTAACCAATTAAAAGGTATTCTTGATGCTGAGATTGATAACTCTCTTGGCTTCATTGAGACAGAGACTACAGATGCTCGTAGAAAAGCTCTTGAATACTACAATCGTGAGCCTTATGGTAACGAAGTTGAGGGCAGAAGCTCTATCGTTACAGGTGAGGTAGCCGAGGTAGTAGATGGTGCATTGCCACAATTACTGCGCATTTTCACTTCTTCAGACGAGATGGTTCGCTTTGAGCCTAAGAACGCTGGTGACGAAGAAAAGGCAAAGCAAGCGACTGAATACATTAACTGGGTGCTAAACCACGACAATCAGGGAACAATCCTATTCCATAACTGGTTCAAGGATGCCTTGTTGCAGAAGAATGGTATCGTTAAAGTCTACTGGGATGACCAGACAGATGTAACCAAAGAGAAGTATGAAGGTTTGAACGAAGAAGAACTTACCATGCTTTTGGCAGACCCAGAAGTAGAAGTGGTCAGTCAAGACATGGAAGAATTAGTGCCTGCTAGTCAAGACCCAGTAACAGGTATGCCAGTTCCACCTGTGTTTTCATACAGCGTTAAGCTAAAGCGCACTAAAAAGACAGGCAAGGTGATTGTTGAGAATGTCCCACCAGAGGAGTTCTTAATCAGCAAGAAGGCTAGAACTATTGCTGATGCTCCTTTTGTGGCACACAGAAAACTAACAACTCGTAGCGAATTAGTAGCTATGGGCTTTGACAAGACATTGGTAGATGCTCTGCCAGCTTACTCAGACCTAACATATTCTGAGGAGCGCATTGCTCGCTATGACCGAGGAGAGATGCCAGACGAGGTATCAAGCCTAGACCACACCATGCAAGATGTGGAAGTCATGGAGTGCTATATCAAGGTAGACTTTGATGGTGATGGTATCGCTGAGTTGCGTAAAGTAACTTATGCTGGCAAAGACATTCTGGACAATGAGGAAGTGGACTTTGTTCCATTCTGCTCAATCTGTCCTATTCCAATGCCACACAAGTTCTTTGGTCAGTCATTGGCAGACAGAGCTACAGACCTACAGTTGATTAAGTCTACTGTTACTCGCCAAATCCTAGACAATATGTATATGGTGAACTCACCAAGGATGGCAGCAGTTGAAGGTCAAGTGAACCTAGATGACCTATTGACAGTTACAGCTAATGGTGTGATTCGAGTTAAAAATGCTGGTGCATTGAACCCAGTAGTAGTTCCACCTACAGCAGCTCAGTCTTTCCCATTGTTGCAGTATTTAGACCAAGTTCAAGCAAAGCGCACAGGTATCAATGAGATGAGCCAAGGCTTAGATGCCAACATCTTGCAGAACACTACTGCTACTGCTGTAGCTATGGTTCAAAACGCTGCTGCTGGCAAGGTAGAGATGATTGCTCGTATCTTTGCAGAAACAGGTATTAAAGACTTATTTGAGAAGATGTTGCACTTACTCTGCAAGTATCAGGACAAGGCTCGCATCATTCGCTTGAGAGGTCGTTATATCGCTATTGACCCTAGAGAGTGGGAAAATGGCTTTGACTTGTCTATCAATGTAGGCTTGGGAACTGGTGACAAACAGCAACAGATGGCTATGATTGCTGCAGTAATGCAGAAGCAAGAGCAGATTCTACAGACTCAAGGCTTTAACAACCCATTGGTAACATTGACTCAGTATCGTCAGACATTGGGTAGATTCATTGAAGCTGCTGGATTCAAGGATTCTCAAGAGTTCTTCAAAGAGATTCCACCAGAGTTAGAACAACAGATGGCACAGCCACAGCCACCACAGCCAGACCCTGCGGTACAGGCTTATATGGCTCAAGCACAGGCTCAGATGCAGATTGACCAAGCCAAGGCACAGCAAGAGATGGCTCTAGCCCAACAAAAGGCAGAGTCTGATTTGATGTTGCAACAACAGAAGGCACAGGCAGAAATCCAGTTGAAGCGAGAGAAAGCAATGGCTGACTTAGAGCTAAAGACTGCAGAGTTCCAAGCTGAAGCTCAGTTCAAGGCTATGCAAGTAGGTGCAGGACTAACTAATATCCCTAACATTCCTAATTTATGAACAAGTCTGAAAGAGCAAGAGTATTACTAAGTGACGAGTTTCTTATGGAACTTGTAGAAAACCAAAAACTGTTGTATAAAAACAACATATTTAATAGCAATGAAGATGATGTGGAGTTTCGAGAGAAGTCTCTAACAAAATACAAAGCTATTGAGGAGCTTCTAGCCAGTATCCAAGCTATCGCAGATGATACGCAGATACAAGACAAGAAGTGGAAGATTTTTTAACTACCATAAAAGGTAACGACAATGAGTGAAAACACCAATCCGCAAGGAAGTGTAAGTGTAAACGAAGCAGCTAGTGCATTTTTGTCTTTGATGGACTCACCTACTGAGGAAGCGCAAGCTCAACCAGAGGTAGACCAACAAGAACAGGAATTGGAAGAAGTTGAATATTCTTCCGAGGATGGTTCAGAGGACTACACAGATGAAAATGCAGAAGAAACTGAATACCAAGAGGAAGAAACCCAAGAACCACAGAGATTCAAAGTCAAAGTAGACAATGAAGAAATTGAGGTCACCTTAGAGGAGCTTCAGCAAGGTTACAGTCGCACAAAAGATTACACAAAGAAAACTCAGGCTTTGGCTGAGACTCGTAAGGCTGTAGAAGCTGAAAAAGCGAGAATCGAAGAAGCTAAGCAGTTGCGTGATACTTACGCTCAAAGACTTGAAGTAATCGAACAGATGCTCAATCAGCCTGCTGACAATGAGAATCTAGCCGAGTTAAAAGAGTCAGACCCTATTGGTTATGCCATCAAGGTCGCAGAGAGAAGTGAGAGAGAAAAGCAATTGCAAGCAGTTCAAGCTGAGAAACAGCGTATTGCTCAACAGCAACAAGCAGAACAGCAAGAACAGCTAAAGGCACATTTAGCCCAAGAAGCACAAAAGCTCAAGGAGTGGATTCCTGAGTTTAAGGATGAAGTGAAAGCTGATATAGCTCGTAAGGAAATTAAAGCGTATGCAAAGTCTATAGGCTTTACAGACCAAGAACTTGCGAATGTATATGATGCTAGAGCAGTCCAAACGCTTTACAAGGCTATGCAGTATGAGAAGTTGATGAAGGGCAAGTCTGTAGCCACTAAAAAGGTATCAGAAGCTCCTAAGACTTTACGCTCTGGTGCAGCTCAACCACAGGGAACATCTGAGCAAGAAGCAGTTAAAAAGCAGTTTCAGAAGCTGAAGCAATCAGGCAATAAGCGAGATGCTGCTAAATTATTTGAAAAATTTATTTAAAAGGAAATAGAAATGCCTACATATACAAAATATGACGCTATCGGTCAGCGTGAAGATTTATCTGATGTAATCTACAACATCTCTCCAACAGATACACCAATCATGTCATCTATTGGTAAGACTAAAGCTACTGCTGTAAACCACGAGTGGCAAACTGACAGCTTGGCTGCTGCAACTACTGCTAACGCATTGGTTGAAGGTGCTGATGCTACTTCTGCTACTTTGTCTCCAACAACTCGTCTTGGCAACTTGACACAAATCGTTGGTAAGACAATCCAAGTTTCTGGCACTTTGGAGTCAGTAGACAAGGCTGGTCGTAAGTCTGAGAAGGCTTATCAATTGGCTAAGGCTTCTGCTGAAATCAAGCGTGACATCGAGACTATCATTACTGCTAACCAAGCTCAAGTTGCTGGTAATGGCACTAACACAGCTCGTAAGATGTCATCATTGTTGTCTTTCATCAAGACAAACACTTCAGTAGGTGCTGGTACAACTACTGCTGGTGCTGACCCTACAACTATCGGTGTATCTGCTCGTGTAGATGCTGACACAACTCGTACTTTCACAGAAGCTATGTTGAAAGAGGTAGTTCGTGAAGTATTCGCATCTGGTGGCACACCTTCAGTATTGATGGTTTCTCCAGCATTGAAGCAAACTGTATCTGGCTTCACAGGTTTGGCAGCTACTCGCTATCAAGCTCCTGTAAGCGGTCAAGCAACAATCTTGGCTGGTGCTGACATCTATCAGTCAGACTTCGGTCAAATTAGCATTGTTCCTAACCGCTTTATGCGTAGTCGTGATGCTTTGGTATTAGACCCAGAGTACGCAGCATTGGCTTACTTGCGCCCATTCCAAACTATCGAATTGGCAAAAGCTGGTGACAGCGACAAGACACAAATCTTGGCTGAATTGACATTGGAAGTTCGCAATGAAGCAGCTCATGGTGGCGTGTTTGACTTGAACGCAGCCTAATAGCTGGTGTAGAATGGGGGTGGGGAAACTCACCCTCATTTTTAGGAGAGCAAATTGTCTAGATTAGGCAAACTCAAACAGAATCAAGAAGTATATGCTGATGGTGATGGCGGATTAATCATTGAGACTAAGGTCGATTTGACATCCATTATCGAAGCCAATAAAGCACAATACAATGAACGAAGCGGTAAAGGTGGATGGGGTGAAGAAATCCTAGACCCTAGAAACAAAATCGCTACCATTCCTAACATTATCATTGACGAGCTGAATAAAAAAGGCATCATGCGTGGATACGCTGTTGTTGATAGCCCAGCTTTCAAAAGATGGTTAAATGACCCAGATAATGTGGTTTTTAGAACAAGGGGTGGCAATGTCTAAAGTTGGTATATGTATCCCTGCAAGGGGACAGGTAGAAGTAGGAACAGCCTTTGATTTGGCTGCTTTGGTGAACTATACAAATAAGAACTCAAGAATAGAGATTAAGCTCTATACATCTATGGGAACTTTGATATTTGACCAAAGAAACAATATGGTAGAAACAGCCTTACAAGATGGCTGCACACATATCCTATTTATAGATGCAGATATGAGATTCCCTAATGACTCTCTTATCCGCTTGTTGAATCACAATAAGGGCATAGTAGGGGTAAACGCTACTACTAGGTCTGAGCCAGTAAAGCCTACAGCTAAGAAGCTAGAAGTGTTTGATGACCATGTAGTATGGCATCCAGTCTGGTCTAAAGAGGCAACAGGCATTGAAGTAGTTGATGGAATCGGCTGTGGGGTAATGCTCATTGATGTCGAGGTTATTAAGGGCATAGAAAAGCCCTACTTTTATTTTGAACAATTGCCAAACCATAAGATACTAGGTGAGGACATATACTTCTGCATTAAAGCTAGTGATGCAGGGTATAAGACTTATGTAGACCACGATTTGTCTAAAGAGATTAAACACATTGGGTCGTATCAGTACGGATGGCATAATATAGAGATGGATTAAACATGGCTTTTACTTCGTACTCCGATTTAAAGACAACAGTAGCTAATTACTTAGGAAGAAGTGACTTAACAGCACAGATTCCTGACTTTATTAGACTTGCTGAGACTCGCATGGCTAGAGACTTGCGTACTCGTCAGATGCTAAAGTCTGCTACTGCGACTATGACTGGTGCGGATGCGAGAGTAGCTTTACCTACTGATTTCATGGAAGTCAGAGATTTATATATCCTAGGAAACCCAAGGATGCCTGTAACTTATCTGTCCCCTAGTGCCTTCACAAGAGATGCTAGGGCAGATGAGACTGGCAAGCCATTCTATTACACAGTATTAGCTTCAGAGTTCTTGTTTGCTCCAGTCCCTGATACTGCTTATACGCTACAGATTCTTTACTATGCAAAGCCTGTAGTTTTGTCAGATAGCAATGCTTCCAATGTGTTTTTGGCTAATTATTATGATGCCTTGTTATATGGTTCACTAGCAGAAGCAGAGCCATACCTAGTCAATGATGCAAGATTGCAGACATGGATTAGTTTGTACGACAGAGCAATAAACAACATTAACGAATCAGACGAAGGCTCAGAGTATTCTGGAGTGCCTTTGACAATGCAATTAACAAGCAGATAAGGAAAAATCATGGCTGAAATGAGTAACTACCTAGAGAACGCTGTCATTAACGCAGTTCTCCGCAATACATCTTATACAAGTCCTACTACTGTTTATGTAGGTCTTTTTACATCTGACCCTACAGATGCTGGCTCTGGTACTGAAGTATCAGGTGGCTCTTATGCTCGCACAGCAGTTACTTTTGGTTCACCTAGCAATGGTGTTACTACAAATAGTGCTGCAGTAGAGTTTCCACAAGCTACAGGTAACTGGGGAACTGTGTCTCATATCGGTATCCATGATGCTCAGACATCTGGCAACCTACTATTCCACACAGCCTTGGATACTTCTAAGACTATTGAAACAGGCGATATTTTCAAGATTGCATCAGGTAGCTTATCAGTAACTTTGGCTTGATGAATCATGCCAGCAGATATTCAATCACCATTTACGCTTGAACAGCTAGATTTATTTAGCACAAGCATAGATGGGCTGGCTTTTTCATTAGATAGTCCTTATTACAATGAGGCTGGCACTTGGATTCGTTATGGTGATGGCTCTGTTAGCTCTAGTGCTTCAGTTTCAGCCAATGCCTTTAGGGATAGATTTGGTGCAGGAAGTGTTACAAGCTCTGCTAGTGTTGCTTCTAATTCAATAAGAGTTAGGACTTCTACAGGTGCAGTTTCATGCACAGCGACAGTAACAGCAGATGCAGATGTTATTAGATTCGCATCAGGCTCGATTACAGCCTCTGCAAGCGTATCTAGCAACTCGATTAGGGTAAGGACTAGTGCAGGTTCAGTAAACTCAATAGCGACTGTTTTAGCGAATGGCTACAGGGACAGATTTGGAGCTGGTTCAGTTACTGCTAGTGCAACAGTTACAGCGAATGGTGCAAGGGTATTAAGCTCATCTGGAGCGATTACTAGCTCTGCAACAGTTTCTAGTGGCTCTATCCGAGTAAGAACTTCTACTGGAGCGATTAATGGATTATCTACAGTTACAGCATTGGGCGGTGTTGAATACTCAGGCTTTGCAGAGATTACAGGCATTGCAACAGTATCAAGCACAGCAAATGCAGTATTTAGCGCATCAGGCTCAATTAGTAACTCAGCTACTGTTAATTGTGTAGGAAGAATATTAGGAGATAACTGGTCTCCACAAGCAGCAGGTGATGAGTCATGGACTCCAGAAACTCCTGAGATTCCTAACTGGATAGATGTAGAAGCAAGCAATGATGTTTGGGAACAAATAGCAATAAGCACTGGTACATGGAATCAAGTGTCCAGCAATAATAATTCATGGGTAAATAACTAATGGCAAATCAACGCATAACCTTCGGTGAGTGGCTACCTGACCAGCCTTCTGTAACTGGTGCTTTGGTTAAGGCAGATAATGTCTATTCTAGAGCTGTAGGCTATGGCGGTATTCCTGCTGCAGTAGATTATTCTGCTGCTGCTGCTGAAAACCTAAACAATGTGGTAGCTGGTAGAAACCCTAATGGAACAGTCACAATCTTTGCTGGTGGCAGAACTGACCTTTATAAGCTAGATACTTCTGATATGTCTTTAGATGATGTATCAGGTGCTACTTATACAACAGATGCGAATGGTCGCTGGAGATTTACTCAGTTTGGTAACAGATTGATTGCTGCCAATGGTAGAGATAAGCTACAAGGCTGGTTATTAGGAACTTCTACTGCATGGGCTGACTTGGCTGCTGATGCTCCAAAGGCTACTTATGTGACAGTTGTTAGAGATTTTGTGGTTTCTGCCAACATTTATGATGCGACAACTCCATTGCCTTTTAGGGTTAAATGGTCTGCTCTGAATGATGAGACAAGCTGGACAGACTCAGCGACAACTCAATCAGACTTCCAAGAGATTCCTGATGGTGGCACAGTCGTAGGTGTTACAGGTGGTGAATTTGGCTTAATCTTGATGGATAGGTCAATTTATCGTATGACTTATGTCGGCAGTCCATTGGTATTCCAGTTTGACAATATCACTAGAAACCTAGGCTGTTATGAGGCTAACTCAGTAATTCAGTATCAAGGTACGACTTTCTTCTTGTCTGATGATGGATTTTATGCCTGTGATGGACAGCAAGTGTTCTCTATTGGTGGCGAAAAAGTAGACCGATTCTTCTTTAGTGATGTAGACGAGTCCTTTTTATACAATATGTCTGCTGCTGTAGACCCATTTAGAAAGCTAATTTTCTGGGCTTATCCATCTAAAGGTCAAGGTGGTAATGTCAATAAGTTGTTGATTTATAACTTCCAGACTAAGAAATGGTCTAGCGGAACTACAAATATTGACAGAATTGCATCAACTTCTAGCCCATCTTTAACTTTAGAGGGCTTGGATGCGATTAGTGCTTCTATTGATGCTTTAGGAACACCATTAGATTCTCGTCTATGGGTGGGTGGTAAGTTAATGCTTGCAGGTGTTAGAGATAACAAAATTGTTACATTTACAGGCAATAATTCTACTGCTACAATTCAGACAGGAGACTTGTCTCTTGAAAATCGTAAGTCTGCGGTCACTTTGGTTCAGCCAATTGTTGATGATGGCTCAAGCAATGTAGCGATTGTTTCAAGAAACTTACTCACAGAACAAGTAATCTTTGGCACAGCTACTGCTCCAGACTCAGAGAATAGGGTTTCATTAAGAAGCATGGGAAGATACCACAGACTGCAATTTAATCCTACAGGCGATAACTGGGATTCTATTATCGGTGCTGATGTAGAAATTGTGCCTATGGGTGGCAGATAATGTATAGACTATTACCACCATTCGGCTCTGACCAGCGTGGTGTGGCTGAAGTAGTCAATGGCATTATGAATGGTAAGACCAATAATACTGGTACTGTCACTCTTGCTACTGGTGGTGCAACAACTACAACAATTACAGATGCTCGAATTGGTGTAGATTCAGTTATATTGCTTAGTGCAACAGATGATATATCTTCTACTGCTTACTACCCTTATTTAGGTGTGCAAGATAGCACAGACCAAGTAGCTCCAAATACAACAGGTGTCAATATCATTACTTTTGACACAACAGATTATGCTTTAGGAGCAAGTCTAGTAGATAGCACAAAGCTAAAAGCTGACTATGCTGGTTTATACAATATTCAGTTTTCAGTTCAGTTAATCAATACAACTAATGATACTCAAGAGGTATCTATTTGGTTTAGAAAGAATGGTACAGATGTAGCTGGTAGCAATAGCGAATTTAGTATGCCAGCTAGAAAATCTACTGGAACAGCATCTAGAGGTATTGCAGCATTAAACTTCTTTATTGCATTGCAAAAAGATGATTATGTTCAGTTAGCTTGGAGACCTAGTGATGTAGGAGTATCTATTGAGCATTTTCCTACACAGACAAGCCCTACAAGACCAGCAACACCTTCAGTAATAGCAACCATGAGCTACTTATCTAGCAATGGTTATACAAGCAATATTTATACAAACCCTTATATTAGTTCAGTAACTAATGGAAGTGCAGTAATTAGTCATCCTGCTAACTCAATCGCAGGTAAAACTTTTGATTATGTAGTAGTAGGATAAAGAGGAAAATATCATGGCAGTCCAGACAACTTCATCAACATCAAACATAGACCCAGCATTACTTCCTTACCTTACCCAAGGTTTAGAGAGAGCGCAAAGCCTATTCTTGACAGGTGAGCAGCCTAGATTCTTTGAAGGTCAGACCTTTGTAAGTCCTTCTGCTCAGACTGAACAAGCATTGGCTCAACAAGAGGCTTTGGCAACTCAGGCTAGTCCTGTATTGCAACAGGCTCAACAAGCCTACCAACAGTCTCTAGGTGGAGTTGGTGCAACTGCTGCTGGCTCATTCCTAGGTGGAAACCCTTATCAAGCTCAGATGATGCAAGCTGCTACAAGACCATTAGAGCAACAGTTCTCTAATCAGGTATTGCCAAGCATTGCTAGTCTTTATTCTCGCTCTGGTCGCTATGGCTCTGGTGCTATGCAACAAGCTCTTGGTCAGGCTACAGAAGCCTACACAAGAGGTCTAGGTGATATTACTTCTAATATCGCAGGACAACAGTATCAGCAAGAGCGAGGCTTACAGCAACAAGCTCAATTGGCACAGGCTCAATTAGCAGCAGCAGCTCCTCAGATTTATGGTCAGCAATTCTTGCCTTCTCAGCAGTTAGCACAAGTTGGTGCAGCAAGAGAGCAGATTGCAGCTCAACCACTACAAGAGCAGATGGCTCGCTTCAACTTTGGTCAGCAGTTACCATACCAGCAGTTATCTGGTTACTTATCTTCAGTTTATGGCTCACCTATGGGTAACTTTGGCACACAGACACAAACTACAAATATGCCAAGAAATCCTTTGATGGGTGGTTTAGCAGGTGCTGGTCTAGGTTATTTAGGCGGTCAGTTCTTAGGTGGTAGTAGCTTGATGAACCCAGTTTCTCAAGGTGTTATCGGTGCTGGTTTAGGTGGTGTATTAGGTGGATTGTTATTTTAATTAATGCTAATATAAGGCATGGATTACATACAATTATTCAATGCTGTAGCAAAAGTTGCAAAGCCAGCTTATGTGCAATGTAGTGATTTAAAAGACTCAGAGGAGAAATTCTATGAAGCTGGTTTTGATAGTTTAGATATGTTGTTAATTGGTATATATTTCTGTGAGTTATACGGAATACCAGAGGAAATTGGTAAGCAGATGAAGCCTACTAATCTCAAAGAAATGCTTGAGTTCATACAAGCCAATAAGTCAAAAGAGCCAAAGTCAGTAGATGAAGCAATTTCCGATATTCAATGACCTATTTAACTTATTACAAAACAGCATATACAGAACAATCTGAGTTATTGGAAGATTTACCTTTTCCGCAAAGAGTTCATTGGTTTCCAGATACATATAAGAGAGTTAATCTAGGGCTAACTTACCCACCACACAAGTTGGCTGAGAAAGTCCTAGATGCAGAAATACTTAAAGAACTAAGGGATAACCCTAAGAAGTCAGCGTTTATCTTAGCCTCTGGCAATGCTCACTTTGCAGGTATTAACCCTAGAGCTAATAACACACAATTAAGCTATCAGTATAAGTTTCTACCATTTACTTTGACTCAGGTATATGCAGGTCGTATAGCGCAATCATGCGGTGCTACAGATTACATATCTACTGATGCTTCTGCCTGTGCAAGTAGTCTAAAAGTAATGTTTGATGTCAAGATGTTGATGTCAGTAGGATTTGAAAGAGTCATAGTTTTAGCTGTAGAAGATGCAGTTAGTAACTCGGTATTAGAGTTCTTTGGTGAAGCAGGTGCTTGTCTAAGAGATGAGAATGTAAAACCAAGTGCTTTTGACAGTCAAAACTATGGTTTTTATGTAGGTCAAGGTGCTGCTTTCTGTGTATTTGAGAAAGAACCTAGCATCAAGCCTATAGGAAAGCTAATAAACGCTTATACAGCCTCTGAGCCATGCGATAATGCAATAGGACAGAGGGAAGATGGTCTAGGGTTCAAAAGAGCCATAGAAGGTGTTTTAGAGGGTTCTAGCATCACAGTAGTAAAGACTCATGGAACAGGCACTAAGTCTAATAACATGGCTGAAAGAAATGCTTTATCAGGATTAACTGGATTTAAAGCAACATCATTCAAGCCTAAGATTGGTCATACTATGGGTGCTAGTGGATTACTAGAAACTTTGATGTTGTTGGAAAGTTTGCAAAAAGGAATTATTCCTAAAATAGAGAATAGAACTGAAGAAGATTCTGTTTTCTTATCAGAGGATGCTACTTATAATGGTGGTCAAATATTAAGTTTGGCTGCTGGCATGGGTAACATTTATTCATCAGCTTTATTTGAGGTCTAAAATGGTCGTTGATAGTAATGAGCAACAATTAAGCTCAAAAGAGATAATTGAGATAGCTGCTGTCGAAACCAAGACACCATTCCCACCACAGCAAGTATATTCAAGTGTATTGGCAGAGATTAATCAGCCTAATACTCGCACCTATTGGTTTGGTAACACTATTTTCCCAGTCATTGATGCTGGTAAAGGACAGGGATTCTTTAGAGGTTTAAATGCTGATACAGCAGAGAACTATGTTAATAACAGTATCGAGTTTGTTAAAGCAGCCTATGAAGATGGCTTCGATTTGTTACTAACAGAGTTTTATGACCCAACTATTTTGAATATTTTTAGAACTATTGCCATGAACCCACCTAACCCAGATATGGGCTACAAGGTTAAGCAAGGTGATGGTGTTTATCAAGTAACTCTACAGCTAGGAAAAAGGAGACAGTAATGGGCGGTATTGTTAGTTCTGTTACGAACCTTGTCTCTGATGCAGTAGAAACTGTAGGTAATGTTGCAGAAGATGTTGGTAGTTTTGTTGTTGATACTGTAGACAATACAGTTCAAGCTATTGCTGATGACCCACTAAAAGCTGCTGCTGTCGCTGCTGCTGCTGTTGCTACAGGTGGCACTTCACTTGCTGCCACTCTTGGAACTGCTGGTGCTGCTGCTGCTGGTGCTGCTGCTGCATCTACTGCGATTGATTTATCTCGTGGTGAAGATTTAGATGATGCCCTTAAAAGTGGTGCATTAGCTGGTGGTGCTGCTTATGTTGGCGGTTCTTTGCTTGGTGGTAGCGGTGCAGGAACAGATTATTTAGGTAGTCAAGCTCTTGGTGATGCTACTACAGGTGCAGTAGGAACTGGAGCTACAGGCATTGGTATCAATGCAGGTGCATCAGGAGTAGGCATTAATGCAGGAACAGGTAGCTTATTAGGCTCAACCCTAGAGATGGGTAGTGCATTACCTACACTTGCACCAGACACAGGCTTTGGATTAAATCCTGCTCCTTCTACTACAGAATTTGGCACATTTAACCCAAGCACAGTTAGCCCACCTAGTATTGATACAAGCTCACTTGGCTCAATGGAGTATCTTGGTGGTTCTACAACATTGCCAGTAGGCACAGCAGGATTAACAGCAGAACAAATTGCTGCATCTGGAACTATTGGTAATGTGGGTGTAAACGCATCAAGCGGTCTAGGTTATTTAGGTGGCTCAGAATCATTGCCTACAGGAACTGCTGGTATTAAAGGTGTTGCAGCTCCTACAAGTTTAAATCTTGGCGATATTCAAAGAGGCATGAGATTAGCCAATACTTTATTTGGTCAGCAACAACAAGCACCACAGCAAGGTTTTGCTCCAAGGCAGATTAAACCTGCTGGTGCAGTTGATTACTCACCAATACTATCTTTATTGCAACAAAGAGCTTCAACTCCAAATATCTATTCATTATTAGGATAACAAAATGGCACTATTAGGAACTAACCCACTAGCTCAATTGCTCGGTCAAGAGCAGATGCAAAAGGCAGAGAATACAGCCCTAAATATGGGTGCATTAAATGCTATTGCACAATTACTATCTATGTCTGGAGCGCAAGCTAGACCAGTAGGAACAGGTCAAGCACTAGGTCAAGCCCTTATCGGTGGCATTGGTGGCTATCAGTCAAGCATGGATAAGACACTTAGCGATATGGCTAAATCTATGCAAATTCAAGATATGCTTGAAAAGCAAGCTCGTGAGAAGCGTTTTAGAGAGCAAATTGGTGCTGCATACACTACTAGACCATCAGGAACTGGATTGACAGCTACAGGTAAAGGCTCACAAGCTGAAATGCTTTCAAGACCTGAGTTTGGCGGTGATTTCTTGCAGGAAACAGTAGGTGCTTTGCAGTCTAATCCAAATTTGCCACAAGAGCGTGTATTAGACCAGCGCAAATTCATGGCTGCTTTGTCTGAATACTCACCTTTAGAATATGCAAAACTAACAATGACTGGTGAAAAAGCTCCTGATGCTATCAGAACCTTTGAAGCATTTAGCAAAATGAGTCCAGAACAACAAAAGCAATTCTTGGCTTTTAAAGCATCTGGAACACCACAAACAAACATCAGTCTTGGCGAAAAAGGAATTGATAAGATTACATCTGAAGCTGTAAAAGGTTATTACGACAGAGCAGGAAGTGCTAGACAGATGGCTATTGCATCTAATGTTGTAGCTGATTTGCTTGAAGGTCAAGGCGGTGGTAAAGCGGTTCAAATTGGAACTGATTTGGCTAGAACACTAGGTCTTGGAGACAAGGGAAGCATTGCTTCAGCAGATGCAGCAGCAGCTTTAGTAACACAAACAGCAGTTAAAGTAAGACCAGAAGGCTCTGGTTCTACATCTAACATTGAATTTGATGCTTACAGACAGTCTGTGCCGAGCCTAGCTAATAGCGCACAAGGTCGCAGACTAATGGCTAATATCAATACTGCTTTTGCGGACAGAAATGAATTGCTTGCTGATTATGCTGCTCAACTTTACAGCCAAGGTAAGTATTCATTAAAAGCTATGAGAGAATATGACCAGTCATTAGGTGCAATTCTTCCACCAAACTTTAATGAGCAAGTAACAGCTATTACAGGTAAAGCTCCTGTTCAGCGTAGAAGTTTCTAAGGATATATATGTCAAAAACAGTATTCAAACTAACGGATGGAACTGAAGCAGATTTTGATTCTAAGACACCTTTGTCTAAAGTAGATGAAATTTTAGCTAAGAATGGATTAGAGCGAGATAAGTCGCAAAAGCCTTTTGTTGAAAAAGAAGGCATTGCTGGCATGACTGATGAAGCTCTTGCTAAGATTAACTATCCAATTGTTCAAGGTGCTGCAGGTTTAGGTGGTTTGGCTGGTTTTTTACAAAGAGGTGTAGAGGCTGGCACAGAAAAAATTGCAGAAATGTTAGGGTATACACCAGAACAAGCTCAAGCTGGTCGTATGGCAGTTAGATTGCCTACTCCTAGCGATATTACTAGAGCTGCTGGTGATGCAGGTGTTCCAATGCGTAGAGCAGAAACAATTGGCGGTAGAGCTGCTCAGAATTTAGTGCGAAATGTTGTATCTGCTCCTGTAGCTGGTGCTGTAGTTCCATCATTGCTATCTGCTGTAGGTGAAGAAGCTGTGGCTTATCCATTTTTAGGAACTCCAATGGAGTCTACTGCTAGAACTGCTGGTGCATTGTTTACACCACTAGTTCCTGCTCCTACAATGTTTAGGTCTCCTTTAGAGAGAATGTATGCAGAGTCTACAAAGCGAGTAACTCCACAAGAGTTATCTACTGCTGAAAGATTACAACAGATGGCATCAAGACAACAGATGCCAATTACATCTGTAGAAGCTATCCAGCAAACAACAGGCGGTAGAACAAACTTACCAGCTTTGCAAAGACAGCTAGAAGCTAATCCTGCATCTGCACCTTTAATGGCAGAGTTCATGGGTAGTCGTGGTGAAGAAACATTGTCTACTCTACAAAGAATGTTCCCACAAACAACTAGAGAAAGACTTGGCACAGAAGCTCAAAGAGCAGCAGAAAGAACACTAGCAAAGACTCAAACAGAGTTAAGCACTTCTCCTGCTGGACAGGCTTTTGAAGCTGTTAAATCTAAAGCAATCCCACCTTCTTGGATGAAAAACCTTGAGAATGAAAGTGCTGTTCTTGCAGAAGCATCTAGAACTGTAGATAACACAGCTACATATCAAGATATGATGAAGGGTTACAAGGATAACTCTATTGCTAAAATTGAAGCAATGCGCACTTATCTAAAAGATAAATATGACAATTTAGCAGGTGCTGCAGGTGGTACAACAGTTACAGGCGAAATGAGAGCTTATGACCAAGCTCGCAAGAAGTTATTAGAAAAAGCAGACTCTCAAATTCCTGATTACAAGGCAGCTAGAGAAAACTACTTCCAAGCGAAAGAAAAGATTGTTGCTCCAGTTCAAGAAAGCCCTATTGCTAAGATTGCAAAGGATAATGAGGTTTCTGTGCAGTTTGCAGAGGTATTCGCTAAGAATCCTGCTGCTGTGAACTTAACACCACAGAAGGTCACAATGACAATGAAATCATTGGCTCAGTCTGATGCAGCATTGCCAAAAGACTTCTTAACTCAATATATGAGGTCATCTTTAGAGCAAGTAGAAAGCCAAGCATCAAGAGCTGCTGGAACTACTGGTGCTAAGTTTGCGAACACTATCGTTAAAAACGCTACACAAAAAGAAAACTTACGAGCTGCATTTAAAGAGGTTTATGGTCAGTCTGGTGATAGAGCAGCAAGAGGTTTAAATAATCTAATTGATATTCTAGAAGCTCAAGGTCGCAGATTGCCTGCTGGCTCTCCTACTGCTGAAAAAGGCATGATTGCTGCTGAATCTGTTTCAACTGTTTCAAAAGCTGCAAAGAATCCATTAGAGGCATTGGGAACTGCTTATCAAACCATTTTCTATAGAAAAGACTATGAGAATGTTGCGAAAGCTATCACTAGTCCAGATGGTATTAAGATTTTAGAAAACATGGCAAAAGCAGGAAAAAATCAGAAACAATTAGCTACAGGTGCTGTAGAATTGCAGAGATTAATTGATGCTCTTGACGAAGGCGCAGAATAATTAACTAAGGAATAAATCATGGCAAAAGTAAAAATCTCAGAATTTGATGTAAACCCAGATAACAATACCGATATTAATAATATTAATATTGCAGAAGGATGCGCACCATCAGGCATTAATAATGCTATTCGTCAATTGATGTCTGACTTGAAAGAGTTTCAGACAGGCGCAGGTGGCGATTCAATTACTGCTGTAGGAGTTTACTCAGACACAGTAGGAGAAAAGACTTCTGGAGCAGGTGTCACAGTAGATGGTGTTTTGCTTAAAGATAATGGTATTACTGCTAGTGGCACTAATGTCCTAAGTGGAACTACTATCCCATCAAGCAAGACTCTAGTAGTCACTACTGATATTGGCACAAGTGTTCAAGCCTATGATGCTGACACAACTAAGAATGATGTAGCCAATACTTTTACTGCTAATCAGATTATCTCTGTCACAGATAACAGCAATGCTGCCCTTCGTATCACTCAGCTAGGCACAGGTAATGCTTTGTTAGTAGAGGATTCTACTAATCCTGATAGTACTCCTTTTGTTGTAAATGCTGATGGTTCTGTTGGCATAGGTGTTACAACTCCTACTTCTTTACTTGATATTGCTGCTGATGGAGTTGTTCAACCATTAATTACAAGATATTCAACAGATGGTAATCCTTCAAGATTATTTTTACGAAAATCTAGAGGTACAAGAAGTTCACCAACTTCAGTAGCATCAGGTGACATAGTTAGTGAATTTACATTCAGTGCTTATGATGGTGCTAACTTTATTCAAGCAGCTCGCATTGATACAGTCATAGACGGCACTCCTGGCACAAACGATATGCCAGGTCGCTTAGTATTCTCTACTACTGCTGATGGTGCATCTAGTCCTACAGAGAGAATGAGGATTGATAGTGCTGGTCGTGTTGGTATTGGCGGTAACAGAACAGATACAAATTTAGTAATGGCTAAAAGTATCACAGGAGCTACAACTGTATTTGGTTTGCTTAGTAATGGTCAAATTCAATCGGATGTGACAACCCAGTACTATGGATTTAATACTGGAAATGGCACGCAAGCAGCCAGCTTTACACTTGGTGCATTAAGTCATTACAGAGCTACTCAAGGAACATTTGGTGCTGGTTCAGCAGTAACAACTCAACACGGATTTATTGCAGAAAGTACTTTAACAGGTGCAACAAACAACTTCGGCTTCTACTCCAACATAGCAAGTGGCACAGGTCGCTGGAACTTCTATGCTGCTGGTACTGCTGATAACTATTTTGCTGGTAGTTTAGGTATTGGAACGACTGGTACTGAAGCTAAATTTACTGTTGAATCTGGAACACAGTTTGCAATTGCATCTGCAAGAACTACAACATCAATTCTTGCTAGAGGTACTGGAACTGCTGGTGCAGGTGCTTATGGTGGTTCAATTACTTTTGCACAAATTAACTCATCTAGACCTTGGGGTGCTATTGCTGGTGTTCAATACTCAACAGATGTAGACCAAGGTGGACTAGCTTTCTTTTATAAATCTGGAGCAACAACAAACGATACTGTTGTTGAAGGCATGAGATTAGATGCTGCTGGTAATGTAGGTATTGGAACAAGTAGTCCTCAATCAAAACTCCATATTGCTGGTTCTACTTTTGTTACAGGAGATACTGGTTTAAGCGGTATTACTGCTGACGGCATTACTACAAGATTCTTAAGCAGCGTTGCATATCTTCAAGCAGTGAATGTGTCATCAGGAACTGTCTTAGGTGGTAGAGATATATCTCTTGATGGCAATCAGTTGCTATTCAGGACTATTAGCGGAGCATCTTTTACAGAACGCATAAGAATTGATAGCTCTGGTAACTTGCTAGTGGGGACTACGAGTGCTACTGGTTCAAGAGCTGATTTTTTCTATGACCCAGGCTCTTCAATAACTCCCGTAATATCAACTCGTCATCAATCTTCTACTGGCTCATCTTACGCAACTCATTTAAGTTTCTTAAATAATTCTGGAACTCAAGTTGGTTATATTAGTGCAAACGGAAGTGCAACATTTTATGGAACATCATCTGATTATCGCTTAAAAGAAAACATTGCACCAATAACGGGTGCTTTGGCTAAGGTTCAAGAACTAAAACCTGTGACATACAAATGGAAAGCTGATGGTTCTAATGGAGAAGGCTTTATTGCTCACGAACTTCAAGAAGTATTACCTGAGTGTGTAGTTGGTGAAAAAGATGCAGTAGATGCAGAAGGCAATCCACAGTACCAAGGCATTGATACTTCATTCTTAGTAGCTACATTAACTGCTGCTATTCAAGAACAACAAGCAATCATCAACGACTTAAAAACTCGTATTGAAACTTTAGAATCTAAATAAGGAGTAATAAATGCCTACACTATCAGTAGAACTAACTGAAGAACAATATGCTCGCTACAAAGCTGGGTTTAAAAAGCTACAGCAGATGGAAGATGAGCCAACTGATGAGCAGTTAATTGCTCAGTTAAAGCGAGAGGCATCAGCTATTACTTATGCTGCTGAGATTGGAGCTGATGATGGTTCTAATTGGAGTTTCTAGCATTATAATTTTGGCAGTATCTTTATATTATTTTGCTAAAGATACTTTTGATTATTAACTAAAGGAGAAAGTAATGGGAAAAGATAAAAAGACCCCAGTAACTGTAAATGGTAAAGAGTATCAATTTGAGGACATGACTGCAGAGCAACAATTGCTTTGTAATCATTGTTTTGATTTAGATAGAAAGATTGCTTCAGCAAAGTTCAACCTTGACCAATTATCAATAGGTAAGGATGCTTTTGTTAAATTGCTTGAGGAGTCTCTATCAAAACCTAAAGACGAACCTAAAACGGAGTAGTGAGTATGACAACCGACAATGGAGTAGACCTTTACAAGTATGGCAAGTTGGTCGCACAAGTAGAGGCTATGGAAAAGAAAATAGATAAGCTAGAAGTAGGCATGGAAGAACTGTTAGCATTAGCTAATCGCTCTAAAGGTGGCTTCTGGATGGGTATGACTATTGCCTCTATTGTCGGTGGTGTTGTTACTTTTATTACAAGTCATTGGACTCTTAAATGATTGAAGCGGTCTTATCTTTTTTAGGTGGCTCTGCCTTCCGCATGATTTGGGGTGAAGTTTCTGCCTATTTTGTAAAGAAACAAGAACACTCTCAAGAAGTAGAAAGAATGAGATTGCAAGGTGAGCTAGACGATAAAGCCCATGCTAGAAACCTAGAATCTATGAAGTTACAGTCAGAGCTTGGTATCAAGCAAATCCAAGTTAAAGCTGAATCAGATGTCGCTATAGAAGAAGCTGTGGCATTTACAGAGGCTATTAAACAGTCTTATAAGCCTAGCGGAGTTCTTTGGATTGATGCTTGGAACGCTTCTATCAGACCACAGTATGCAGAGGTAGCATTAATCCTATGGGGTCTAAAGCTATATCAGCAGAGCTTTGTAATGGATAGCTTTGACATTGGTCTTATGGCTGTTATTGCTGGTTATTTCTTTGCGGATAGAACCCTAAGACGATTGCAAAAATGATTTCCAAAGAAGCAATAGCTCTCATAAAGCATTTTGAGGGTTTTCGCTCTAAACCTTACTTATGTAGTGCCTCAGTTCCCACCATTGGTTATGGGTCTACATTTTACAAAGATGGCACTAAGGTAACCCTAAATGACAAAGCAATTGATATTGATACTGGTAATGATTTATTTGACCATTCGCTATCTACTATCTTCATTCCTTCTGTATTGCGCCTTTGCCCTGTTTTGGTTAATTACCCAAATAAATTGGGTGCTATTATTAGCTTTGCTTACAATCTTGGTGCTGGTAATTTAAAGGCAAGCACTCTTAGACAAAAGATTAATCAAGAGAAGTGGGATGAGGCTGCCGACCAGTTATTGAGGTGGAATATGGCTGGTGGCAAAGTCAGTAATGGACTCAAAAGGCGGAGAGAAGCTGAGAAAGTCTTGTTCTTGTCATAAATCTATAGGATACTATGCAGATGAAATTAGTAACTCCACCAACTGTTCAAGCAGTATATGAGATGTTAATTTGTCTGCCACCATTCAATCGGTGGAATTTACCACCATCTAAACAAGTAGGGTTTGAAGTCCACAAAGACCCTACCTGCTTGGGTGAATACGAGCCAGAACCCCATGTCATCAGAATATCTGAGGCTAAAAATGGGCATCTGGATACTGTTGTAAAAACTGTAGCCCATGAGATTATCCATATGAGGCTATACCTAAAGGGATGCAAGAACTGGGATAAGCATGATGCAAACTTTAATGAGTTATCCCATAAGATTGCTATTACTTTAGGATTTGACCCAAAGGAACTTTAATGGTTAAGGCATCTTGTAGCGAAGTAGAGTTTATAAGATTATTCAAAGAGCTTGGCTCTCCTCAAGCAGTCGCTAATTATCTAGGGGTTACTGTTAGGAATGTATACCGCAGAAGAAGCGATTTAGCCACAAAAGGCATTGTCCTAGAGACTACAAACCCAATGGGTAACACAGTCAAGTTTGACAAAGAAGGGCTAAAGGAAAAGGTAGAGCAAAGAATCCAACAAGCCCATCACAATGTCCGCAGAGGTATTGCAATGGAGAAGGGCAGAGTCATTGTCTTTAGTGATGCTCATATAATTCCTGACTACAACACCACAGCATCAAGAGCTTTGCTAGAGTGCATTAAAGAATTTAAGCCAGAGGTCATTGTTTGTAATGGTGATGCCTTTGATGGTCAGCGATTAAGCAGATTCCCAAGAGTAGGATTTGACCAAACCTATACAGTTAAGCAAGAGCTAGATGCCTGTGTTGAATACCTTGGTGAGGTAGAGAAAGCATCAACCTTCAAGTCTAATTTAATCTGGACTCTTGGTAACCACGATATGCGATTTGAGTCTATGCTTGCTAACAGCTCGGCTCATAACTATGAAGGTATCAAAGGGTTTACCCTTAAAGACCACTTCCCATTATGGCAGTCTTGCTGGAGCTATTGGATTAATGACAATACTCAGATTAAGCACAGACACAAAGGTGGATACAATGCTGGTCGAGCCAATGTCCAAGCAAGCTCTGTGCATACTGTTACAGGGCATACCCATGTCTTAACTGTGCATCCATTCACTACCCTAAACCCAGCATTTACTATGGGAACTATCTATGGTGTGCAGACTGGAACTTTAGCTAATCCTTATGGGCAGCAGTTCAGTTATATGGAAGATTCAGCCAGAGACCACAGAAGCGGTTTTGCCATGCTTACCTATGAAAGAGGGCAACTGCTACCACCTGAGTTAATTCAAGTCTGGGATGAAGGTGCTGGTGAAGTTACTTTCCGAGGAAAGATTTGGACTGTTTAACTTTACAATCACCTGCCAATAACTTTACAAAATGTTTCTTAAACTTTACAAAAGTGCATGAAATTTTAGTCAATTTACAAATATACTAACTATTCCTGCTAGATAAATAAGAACTGCTACAAGCTCCACCAAGAGCAAAGCGTTATCTCTGTATAGGTAGCCTTGGACTGTCCACAGAAAACTGCCTACAAGCCCAAATAAGAGGTTTAAAGGGTATATATTGAGACTAGTAAGGGCTATACCGCATAAACACAGTATAGTTCCTGACCATCTAATCATTGCAAGCTCGCTAAATATTGTTCCATTGTTCGTCTAATAGCTTCTCTGATTACTTCTAGTTCTTCTTCTGAGAGGGTAAAGTCTTTTTCTAAGTTCATTTCTTTTTAGCCTTTTTAACTGGTTCTTGAAGTTGTCTGTATATCAATAATAATTTGTGAACTCTGTCATCCAATTTGGACTCTATATCGTTAAGAATATCTGAGGCAGCCCACAATGCGCCAGAGTCATCACCTAAAGCTCTTTCTGCGCAGATGGCAATTATAGACTGACAACTATTTACTTTACAGCTCAATTGCTCAATTTCATTGACCTGAGTCCAAAAATCTTTTGCTAGTTCTTCATTCATTTCTCACTCGCTTTCTTTAGTATTTCCCTAGCAAATAAAACATTCCAATTCTTATCTGGGGTGCAAGTTAAATTATTGGCTATTGCTTTTATTTCCTCATCACTTAACTCTTTTATTTGTGGTGTGGTGTAGAGTGGAAAATCATCTTTGTTGTAATGTGGTGTTCCTTCGCTTGGGACAGCCATTACATGACCATCTACAACACTTTCCCAGTAGAACCTACCAGCAACTTCTTCACCTTTCTCCAACTCCGCTATGCGGTCTGCTTGTTGGCGAAGCATAATTGATGATTGCTCCAGCATTTCATAATCAACACCTAAAGCATTATTCAATTTATATGCTAATTCGTATGCGTTCATTTCTCATTCGCTTTCTTTAGTTTATTTTCTATCCAAGTGCAAAACTTATCGCCAAGTTTGTAAACCCATCCATCTTTTTCAAAGTATTTAAGCGTATGACGAACTTCAATCAATTCTTTTCGTAATTCGTATTCGTCTTGTTTCATTTTTCACTCGCTTTCTTTAGTATTTCCCTAGCAAATAAAACATTCCAATTCTTATCTGGGGTGCAAGTTAAATTATTGGCTATTGCTTTTATTTCCTCATCACTTAGCTCTCTTGGTGCGGTGTAAATGCTTCCATACTGACCAACTTCATTACTTCCTGTGCATTTATGGCGGTGGTTTGATGCTTTAGGGCATCGCTTATTACCGCAGTCAGAACACACAATCATTCTTTGTGATGTAACAGGCATGTGGTTTTCAATAACACCAACTAAGCAAGCATGGCAATTACCGCATCCATCACTTAACTCTTTAAGTTCATTACGCTCTCTGAGGATTCGCTCAATCTTTTGAAAGCAATACTCATCCCTAGGTATTGATGCGATTTCCTCTGCGTTTAATCCATCCCATGTTTTCATTTCTCACTCGCTTTCTTTAGTAATTACCATGCTTCAGCCCATGCATGCCATGTTCCGTCACTATATTGTTTTGTTTGCCAGCTAACTCTGCGATTACCACAATAGCATCGCCTATCTTCGCCATCCCAGCCAAAACAATTGTCATCACAATACTCATTGCCAATAAACTCATCAACTCCATTAGCAACACCTTTTGCGATAGCTTCTTCTTCTGTTTTACCTTCAAAGGTATCAGTCATTTCTCTCTCGCTTTCTTAAATGCTTCTTTCCAACGGATTAACTGTTCTTTCTTCCACTCGTCACGAAGTTCATAGTTAAACCGCAATACACCCTCATCTGTTTCGCAGTAGTAATCAAAGGCTTTATTGAGTT